TCTGGTTCTCAGCAAAGTCATCCACAAGGATAGCACTACTGGACTTAATCTCACGTTCAATTCGTGGGGCCATGCATTTTTACTTGACTGGTAGTTGACTATAACAGAAAGGACTGATGGGAATGGCTAGCGGGACGATAAAGAGGTCTGTTCCTAATAGCATGGCACCACTGTTCAAAGTGGTAAGGTATTCAAGAGAATGGCCCGCAGAGGTGGCAGCCGGAGGGACTGCTAATTTTACTGCAAATGACTTCGGCTTTTTGACTCCTGATGGCTACTCCGTCGTCTGCATCCGGCGCTTTACCTCCGGAACCGTAAATGCATTTGTGTCTGGACTCAACCCTAACGCAACGGGGGCAAGCGTAGTTATGACTTTTCGCAACACAGCGTCAAGCGCTCAGAGCGGAAAGACAGCGTATGTAGAGGTTGTGTATGCCAGCAACGCGCACATCGCACAGTCATAACGGAGGTGAAGAAAGATGGCAACAGGAATAATTCAATCTACACTTCCGGACGGCGCTGATACCATGTTCAAGAAGATCAGGTTCACGGCAACTGAATACACCGTTAACAAAACATCTTCCTCTGGGGCGGATCAGTATTATTATGCGGTTACGGCAGGGAACCTTGGTCTGGTTGCTCCAGAGGGTTACAAGATCGCCGGAATCTGCCGATTTGGAACAGGAAGCAATCAGGTTGCGGTATCGGCCTTTACACCGGCAACCCCTGTCGGGAATGCCGTTTCTGAAAGCACGACGGTGCTTGGACTCAAGTGGTACAAAAACAACGAAACATCTTCCGTTAAGATGCCTGATCTTTCCCCGACCATAGAAATACTGTTCGTTAGGGAAGGGTTTATCGAGTAAAGGAGAAATCACAAGATGGCTAGTGGAACAATTAAAAATGCTATTCAAAACTATCAATCCATATTCAAGAGAGTGTATTACACCTACACGTGGAATGATACCATCACAGCAGGAACATCTCTTTCTTTTACCGCAGACGACTTTGGCGTTTCGACTCCGGAAGGATATACTCCAGTTGGGTTCTGGCGCATTACGGCGGGTACAGTTTATTGCAGCATTTTAGCAGTTGTTCCTGGAGCCACGGGGACAAGTACCATCCTTTCAATCCGGAATCTGAGCAGCGAAGACAAGAGCGGGTTCACCGCTGGAATCGGTATCCTGTATATGCGGAACGAGTTTGCGGAACTTATTGCGTAGTGCACGATAGAGGTATTGCGATGATTCAGTTTTTTGTCGGGCTATTTGTTGGGGCATTTGTTTCTGTTTTTGTCTTGGCCTTAGTCTGCGCGTTTGACGACGACATAGAGGAGACACGGGATGAAGGGGAATGATTTAGCAAAAGCAAGTTGCAAATACATCGGGACACCGTACTCTTCCCTTGACTGCCAAGCCTTTATCGAGAAAGCCCTTTCTGACATCGGTATCCGGAAGAATTTACCAGGAAGCAACGCCTGGTATCGGGAATGCATGGGAAACGGGTGGACGGGCACACCGGAAGAATGCAAAAAGCAGTATGGTAAAATACCTAAGGGGGCTTTTCTCTTTATCGTGACGCACGACGGTAGGGAGCCCGCTAAATACAGAGGGGACGGGCACGGTAACGCCTCTCATATTGGGATCTATACCGGGATGACAGGTCAGGAAATGTGCACTGTTGCCGGAGTCAACGCCCGCGAGTATGATTTCGGGAATGGGGCTATCCATTCAAGCCAGTCACGAGGTTTTGTCTGCCCCTCAAAGTTTGCCGGGAAAAGCATTTCCGGCGGGTGGAACATGGTCGGGCTTCACAATTTGATCTTCAAAGGCGGTGAGGGTGAGAAAATGGTTGCGTATGACGCAAGGGTCGTCGGTGGTAATCTAAACATGAGGGATGAACCAACCAAATATGGGGACAGACTCTGTCAGATTCCGGACGGCACCATCCTTAAGATCACGGAAGAGCAGGACGAATGGGCTTTAACCAGCTACGCTGGAAATGTTGGCTGGGTGATGAAGAAATTCCTGGAGCCTGTAGAAGAAAGTCCTACTGAGCTGGTCACAATTCCTCGCAAGGAGCTTGAGGAAATGCGGAACGTTATAGACAAGTGGCTGAAAGGGTGATTGTATTGTGGGAGTTCGTTGTTAAGTACTGGGTGGAATTTATCTTTGGGATTATTGCTGCCGGATTGATCGCTGGATACAAAAGGCTTGCTGGGCGTGTTCAGCATGATAAAGAAACAGAGAAAGCAATCGCCGACGGCATGAAGTATTTGTTAATGTTCAAGCTCCGGGAAGAGGGCGAGAAGTACCTGACGGATGGCAAGTGCTCGACAGAGCACAAGCATGAATTTGAAAAGGTCTATAATGCGTACCATGCCCTGGGCGGTAATGGAACAATTACGGCATTGAAAGACAAAGTTTTGCAATTACCGATCTGAAGAAAGGGGTAGCAAGATGAGCGAAGACATGAGGAGAAAGCTGACGAGCAGAAAATTCTGGGCTGCGGTAGCTGAGTTTGTGACGATGCTGATCATCGCATTCCATGGTAGTCAGGAGACTGCGACTCAGGTAGCTGCGCTGATCATGGCTGGCGCTGCCGTGGTGGCATATATCATCGGTGAGGGGCTGGTCGATGCTGCCAGAGCACAAGACGCCTATGTTCTGGAAGCTGCCATAGACAAACCTCCTGAAAATGAATAATATACGCATGGGTTTGTGTGGAAAACAAGATTATTGATTAAAAACATTGCACTGCGTGTAACTTACAGGAAACTTAGCGAAACTTACTCCGGAGAAATCCGGAGTTTTTTATAACTGTTTTTTAACTGTGTTACACAGTTATAGGGTACCCTAAAATACCCTAAAATACACTAACATAAAGACAAAAGAAAACCCCGGGAGCCTTTATTTTTCAAGCTTCCGGGGAAGTGAGCCCGGCGGGATTCGAACCCACGACCTTTTGATTCGTAGTTAAACCGTTTTGTGGCCTAGGCGCTTTGATTTTCCTTGCGGTCTGCGGTTTGACTGTTTTGATTTAACTGTTCTTTAACTGTACCGTTCATCATGTCGGTGGCTAACTGCTCTCTGTCTGATGAGACATGATCGTAGATCTCCAAGATCATCCTCTCTGACGAGTGCCCACACCAGCGCATGCAGACATGGATATCGATGCCTTTGTTTCTGGCTTCAGAGACAAAAGTGTGCCTGAGGTCATGGGGCCGGATGTCTACTTTCCTGCCAGCTTTCTTTGATAAGCAGAGCATGTATGATTCCCATGCGCGGGTAAAAGCAGTCTCAGAACAGAGCTTGTTTCCTGCTGACGGAAGGAGCAAATCACCCATATTGTCATAAAACGGCTTTAAAGCGTCAAATAAGGGCACGTTCCTCACGGACGATTCATTCTTCGTCCCACCTACCACAGGCCTGTTAGAGACGAATTTAACGGCATTTACGACATGTATCTGTCCTTCGTAGATGTTTTCCTTGCGTAAAGCGAGTGTTTCGCCCCTTCGAAGACCGGCTTTCAGCATGAACATGGCAGCTGGCTGGCATCTGTGAGGGGTATTTTCGATTAATTCGATCTCCCAGGGCTCCAGCGCACGGTGCGTACCCTTTGTGCCTTTGTGGGGCTTTGCGGACGGGGCTATGACCGGGTTGCTCCGGCAGTATCCATTCTCGATTGCGTACTGGAAGAAGCTTTTATAGAGAAAGACAGCCTTGTTGATGTAGGACTGGGACAGACCATCATACAGGAGCCAGACACGCTTTATGTCTGACGGGGTTACGGCAGAAACGAGCTTATCCCCGACAGTATCCGTCAGCTTCTGCATGCATGCAACATACTGGTTATAGGTGGATTTCTGAATGCCAACTTTCGAAATCTTCAGCCAGTCGCTGACCAGATCGAATACGACGGCGGGCGTCTGTTGTTCTATCCCGTGTTCGCATTCGTATTTGTAGGCGTCACGCTTGGCCTTGGCTTCCGCATCAGTCTTGCCGTAGAACTGTTTGCCTTTGTACCATGCTCTGTACAGGCCGTCGGCTCTCTGCTTGTTTTTAGCCATCAGCCAGCGACCTCCCCAGAGGAAACAGTATTAGATTTTTTCCCATAGAGGACGACAAGCTCCTCCGCACGTTCCAGCAGTTTGATTTTCCCGGCAGTTGAAAGCGACCGGAACATATTCACTAGCATGGTTTCCTCTTCGTCTTCAGTTGGTTCCTGATCTACCAGGTCGGACAGACGCACATCAAAGAACCTTGCGATTTTCTCCATCACATCGGCACGGGGATAGCCCCGGCCCCGGATCCATGCGCTGACGGTTTTGACACTTACACCGACAGCGGAAGCCAGGTCTTTCTGCATCGTTCCTGAGTCTTCGAGGAACTTCTGGATATTTTTCTGAAAAACTTCTCTATCTGTCATGGTGCTGCCCTCCTTTTTTGCAAATTGTATAATAGGAAGCGCAAATTGTCAAATTTTTTTATCAAAATGTCTTGACAGTCTAATCTAAATAGTGTATGATGAGGGGGCTTTGAAAGGGGGTGAAACCACAACATGAGCGAATTTAAAATTTCTTTGAAGGCAGCGAGAGTGAACGCAGGACTGTCCCAGGAAGAAGCTGCAAGTCAGATCGGCGTGTCCCGGCAAACGATTACAAACTACGAGACCGGGAAGACGGCTCCGGACATCAAAACGCTCCGGAAGCTTGCTGATTTGTATGCAGTGAACATCAACAGGATTTCTTTTTTTACCGAAACAGTCTAATTTAATTAGACCAGAGAGAAGGAGGATAGATCATGGCAGTAGCATACAGCCACGAAAAGAAATTAGCCGTCAAGCATCTCGTGCAGTTCGGTCAAGTCATCGCGGAACAGCTTCGTGGGATGATGGAGAAGACCGGCATCGATCATGTGGACGGGGCACAGCTTTTAATCAATGTCTTTGCGGACGATACGGTCGACAGCATCGTCGTTAGTTATGGCAGACCGAAATGCGATGCCGGAACCATCTATACACGGAAGGGAGTTATGGACGATGAATGGACGGTTAATTACACCAACACCTCCGGCGAATATCAGAAGCTATTTGATGCTGAAATGTATGGAAGCGGACGCCCGGAAGGCGAGAGCAGAGAAAAGGAACTTCCACCTGATGGTCTGTGGCTTTCCGCTTATCGCGACATTCCTGATGTGGATAGTGGGGTGTAGGTAATGGCGACTGTCTGGCTTGGCCCGGATGAGGTTGCGGAGCGACTTGGAGTCGCCAGAAGGACGGCGATCAGCCTGATGTACCAGATGCCTTATTCCGTGATCAGCGGAACGGAGCGAAAACGCATCAGAGTGTCCGAAGAAACCCTGGATTCATGGGTTATGAAGCGGACGCAAGGAGCAAAAGCTCCAGTCAGCAAGAGCATCGGAAGCCGGAAGAAACTGGAGAGGAGGTAGAAGCGTGAGACGCAGGAGAACAAACCGGATCAAACCTCTGCTGAACATGAAGTGTGAATGGGACGGACAGAGCAAGTATCCGGCGAAGATCAGGATCGCCATGCAGGACGGCAACTTTGCTGACTATCTGCTGGACGCGAAACAGCCTGAACCGATTTTCCTGGACGGAAGTGGGATGGTTGTCGGCTACAAATTCCGGGGAAAGTAAAAGACCAACTGCACGGCAATGCAGTCGGCCTGAAAACAATGGATGAACGACACGCTGATTATAGATCAGCAGAAAGGGAACTGTCAATGGTAGAAACGATCATCAAATGGAAAACAGGCATCTTCAATGCAAATGCTGAGAAGTGCTATGAGGAGATTCAGCAGATCGGAGACGAGGTAACTCCGCAACAGGTAGTTTTGGTTGCACGCGACAGTAACAGCGAACTCCACAAGTGCTTTGACTGGGACGATTCAAGCGCAGCTGAAAAGTACCGCCTGCACCAGGCAAGACTAGTCATGAATCAGCTGATCGTCGTAAAGCGTGAACCTGAGAAGCCAAAGGAACCCATCCAGTTCCGGGTCATGATGAAGAACGAGCAGGAAAGCGGAAGCGGTTATAAGCAAACGCTTGTTATGCTACGGGATGAGGACGAGTATAAGAAGCTCCTCGATCAGGCTTACCGTGAACTGAAGGCTTTCAAGCAGAAGTATTCCTGCCTGTCTGAGCTTGCGGAGATTCTGGCTCTGATTGACTGACAGATAGGATCGAACCTTAACAATTGAATATATGATGGTTGGTAGAGTTGTGTGCGTTATGTCACACTTAGTATAGAAGAGAATAGTACAAAAGACAAAACGAACACAAAATTATAGAAAATAATACTAAAGAAATGCAAATGACAGCATAACGCATACACCTCTGCCAACCATCGAACAGCAGTTAGTAGTGATGTGTGCGTTGTTAATACGCATACAAGAAAATAATAGAATAAAAAAGTAAAGCAAAGTACTACATACAACAGGTTAGAAAAATACAAAACAACGCATACACTACTGCTAACTGCTGAAGCGGTCAGCAAGATTGGGTGTCTTGTGACATCCATCAAACAATATGCGAGAGAATCATACCGCACATAACAGAAAACGAGATGACAATAAAATCACACAGCATTACAAGACATCCACTCTTGCTGATCGCAGGAACACATTAAAGATAACGGCAGATGATTTCAGGGCATAGAGCTACTGATAAAGCAAACACAAATGCATTACAGAATGCAAGACTATAGGTAAATACAACAAAGAACTCATCTGCCGTAAAGAAGAAAAGAGGAAAAACGCAATGGCAAAACAGGAAATTCTGGAACTCAAGCCCATCGAAGTGAAGAACGCCCAGGTGTTTATTGTCGGAGACTCTGATCTGATCCTGAACAAAGTGAATGCCCGTTATGAACGTGAGCTTCGTGACATTGATCTTGGCAAGAAGACCGTAAAGGAAGTCCCGAATATGTGGGAAGACATCCTTACTTCCGTGAAATGGAACATCCCCTTCCCGGTTCAGGATACTTACCATGAGATGGATGAAAGTACTTATATGTACATGATTCAGAACGGAAAACCCTGTATCTCCAGTTATGGGCTGTGGAAAAGCATCGGCGATGCCGTTGTCCGCAACGAGATTGATTCTTACGCCACAAAAATCAAGAACGCTGTGAATATCATCGCTGCCGATAACAGCATCCCGATTGATTTCGCTGAAGCGTATGTGGACAACAAGGTAATGCCACTAAAGAAAAGCGGTCATACGATGGCGAAACTGAACCGCTTCACCGGGTGGAGCTGCAATTTCACGATCCGTTACACGGAGAACGTGTATTCCCTAAACCAGATCATCAACTTTATCAACCTTGCCGGGTTTGGCCTTGGTATCGGAAGCGGACGGAGCAGCGGATATGGTCGGTACCACGTTGAGAACGTGACCGCATAAGAAGGAGGGAAGAATAATGGGAAACGTGGTTGGAGTATTCGGGGGAAGCGGTGTCGGGAAGTCCGCATCTCTGATGAACTTTGAGGAAGGGGAGCTTGGGATTTTCAATATCAGCAAGAAGCCCCTTCCGTTCAAGAAGAAGCTGCCGATGGCCATGACGAGCGATTACCGGATCATCAAAAACAGTCTGAGAGAGAACAACAAGAACTGCTACGTTCTGGATGACATCGGGCTGGCGATGACCTTCTTCCTGTTTGATCGTTGTCAGGAACCCGGTTACGGGAAGTTCACACAGGCTGCGAAAGACTTCTACGATCTGGTGCAATGCGCAATCAACGAAACGAGCGATGACACGATAGTCTATTTCCTGATGCACTCTGAGCGTTCCGATGACGGAGCGCAAGTCAAAATGAAGACGGCAGGAAAGATGATCGACAACCAGCTGACGCTTGAGAGCCTTTTCAGCATTGTTCTGTACGCAATTACGGACGGGAAAAAACACGTTTTCGTCACGCAGAGCGATGGCGTAACGACTGCGAAAAGCCCGATGGGGATGTTCCCGCTGGAGATCAGCAACGACCTGAAAGCTGTGGATACTGCTATCCGGGAATACTACGGACTGGCCCCGCTGGGGAGCAAACCGAAGAAGGCAAAGATCGAGCCTAAAGCGACCGTTTCCGTCAGCGACAAGGTTCCCGGCGCTAAGTGACTGGAGCGTGGCTAAATGACCAGCATGATGCGCGAGGTGTGCCGGATGCTGGACAAGATTGCCGTATCCGGGGACAGGCTTGAACAGGAACTGGCGACCGATCTGCTCCATGAAATCACCGATTTCTACGGGAGGGCCAAGAATTGGGAAGGTTCGACAAGGGAATCACAAAGTACACCGTCTGCAACCTCGACATCAATGTCAGCTTTCCAGAAGACGAAGTAAAGTGCAAATACTGCATGTTCATTCGCCACTATGACACGATTGATAGGGATATCTGCCATATCACCAACGAGACGCTGTACAGCAGAGAGCTCACCGGGCTCAGATGCCCGCTGACAATAATAAATCAAGTAGACACGGAGGATTTGAAAGATGAAACCAACTTATGAAGGATTTGAAGCTAAGAAGCACAGCAATTTTGCCCAGCTCCCCGTTCCGGGAGCCTATGTGGCTGAGATTCAGGGCGTCAGGCTGGAGCCCAGCTATGACAACACCCGCGACCTGATCGTGGTCATGCTGGAAATCACCGAAGGCGAGTATGCCGGACAGTATCACAAGGTTTTTGAGGAACAGCAGAGCAGCTTTGGCAAGGATGTCAAGTATCGTGGTGTGCTCCGGCTGAAACCGCCCATTGCTTCTGATGAGCCCTGGGTGAAGAACCGGTTCGAGGGCAACATCTTCTGTGTACAGGAAAGCAATCCCGGATACCGCTGGGACTGGGACGAAAAGAAGCTCGTCGGGAAGAAAGTCGGCATCAGCGTCAGGAAGAGCCTGTACACCGGCAACGACGGAAGCGACAAGGAAACCACAGAGATCGTCCAGTTTGAGACTGTGAACGATGTCCGGGACGGCAAGTGCAAGGTGATGAAACCCCGCGACGGCAGGAAGAAGACCAGCGAAACGCCCAGTTTCACGGAAGTTTCCGGAGCCATTGATGTTCCATTCTAATTGACCACCCGTGGCGTGGCATGGTGGCTATAAGCCACCGGGTCGAAAAAATGACCGGGACTGTCATGGAAACGGTCAGCCTCCTCGATGCGCAGATTCCGTCTGCGTTCTGCCTGGTGTCCTGCCTTCGTGGTAACAGACATAGCCACAGCAGTCGGTTAAAGGACACCGCCACGCCACTTTCCTTTATTTTTCGGAGGGATTTGATTTATGCCAGTACGCAAACAGGAACTATGGTGCGTAGCTAAAAAAGCATACGTTAAGGACAAGCCCGACATGAAGAGCAAAACCCTTG